ATTAAAGCCTCTATGTTCTTATTAATCATTTCATTGTTTTTAACAGCTGCATCGAATTCTGCTTGTGTTGCTAAAGCTTCTTCAACCATTGTAGCAAGGTCAGTAAAATCTATACCTTCAAAATCTCCTGACTCTATGAATTTCTGAGTCGTCTCATCCCGAGTTTTCTTCATACCTAATTCAGGTGCGATAACTTTATCAGGGTATGCTTCACTCATGAACTCAATGAATTTAGCTTCAGCCTCTTTCAGTTTAGCAGCCATACTCTCAGCATTATCAATCATTGCATCAGATGCTTTATTATTTGCTTCATAGGCATCGAGAATCTTTTGGTCTTGTTTTTGTATCTCAGTAAAATGTGCTTGTTCTTTTTCCTTCGGTGCACCATCAGGACCATCAGCAGATTCTGCTCGACTGAGTTCTTCTTGTAGTCTTATTACACGTTCTCTAGATCGCAGCAAGTCTTCTCTACTTCTACCATCAGTAGCTTGGTACATCCGTCTAGATTCTTCTAGTTGCTGTTGTGCAATAGCCACTTTACGTTTTAAGTCATCAATTTCTTTGGGGTCACCTTCAGCATACTCCTCTTGTTGTAGACTATATAATTCCTTATTCAATTCTTTTATACGTTCTAATTTTTCTATATATGCATCACGATTGTCTAAATCAGATGTATCATTAAAGAATAAATCATGTGCCTCTTTAGCTTCTCTCTCTGCTTTATTAATCTCAGGTGTCAATAAGTCAATTTGTTCATCTGGTTCTAGGTATTCAGACTTCTTATCTCTGATATAGTCTCTAGTATCTTGGATTAATTGGTTCTGACTCTTATGTGCATCTTCAATAGCCCGCTTATATTCCTCGATGCGACCGATTACATAATCATACATATCGGTATAATGTTGCTGTGTAGATTTAATTTCTATCTCAGCACTTTTCTTAGCTTTCTTAGCTGCTTCTTCTAATGTTTTAAGTGTTTCTTCATCTACTATCTTACCTTTAAGATAACTGATAGTTGTTGCATATGCCTGCAATACCTCTTGACGTAGATTTTTGTACTCTTGGGCAGCACGTTCTAATTCAGTTGTTAATTCACTAGCATACAGTGTATTTGATCTTTGATATTCTTCTATTGCTTGTTGAGCTTCTGATGCTTGTTTCCTAGCATCTCGTATACCATCAATCATTTTGAATATAGCTGTAGTGATAGCCATTATACCAACGAACGAACCAGCAGATACCCAGGCACTTACCATTGCCGTCTTCGCTACTCCAGCGGCTCTAGCTGTCTCAATTTGAGCAAGAGATAATGATTGATAACTCTTAGTCAATAAATCTGCACCCTGCTTTGCTTCAGCAAACACAGCAATTATAGCACTAATTTTTTTAGTTGCCCACATACCTGCAAGTGTTGTAGCAACAGCAGCTAATGTTAGACTAAGATTTTTAATGGTCTCTGTGATATCAGCAATATGCTCATCAAAAGCTATTATTAAATCAATAGCATTCTGACCAAATGCTTCATTGAAATAATTCTTCATCTTATTCATTTCGCGAGTATATTTCTCACCAGAAGATTGAAATAATCTATCTTGTGCTTCGGCATATGAAGACTTTGAACCATTCTGTATTTCTTCTAGTACATCTGAATATTTCTGCAAGTCAGCAATAATAGATGTCATACCAGTAGTAGCACGGATACGCCCGAACAACTCACCTAAAGCAGAAGCAGTACCACGTGTCCTATCTTCTAACTTTTTCATAGTACCATACAGGCCAAATGTAGCTATCGCTTGTTCACCAGTAGCTACACCCCATTCATCAAAAGCAGCTTTCATCTCTGTAGTAGGTTTGATTAATTTCATCATAACATTACGTATGAGTGTTAAAGACTCTGTAGACTTAATACCCTTATTCGTCATGATTGCCATCATAGCACCGAGTTCAGACATAGAGATACCAAGTTGTGCACCTATAACTGATGCACGACCTAAAGTATTCGCTATCTCTTGCGAACGGATACGACCTAACTCGATGGTCTTGAACAAGATGGCAGACATCTGTTCTGCATTCTCAGCTGATAATGAGTATGAGTTGAGTGCTGAGGATAGTAAGTCAACAGACTGTGTTGCAGTTGATCGTGTAATCCTGGCGAACTCTAATGCAGTAGCTTGGAAACGTTCTGTTTCTTCAACGCCTCTAGCTATCTGATTAGAAAGTATCTGGTATCTAGATGACGCAACATCAAGTACATCGAAACCGAAAGCATTTGACATACTGATTATAGAATCACCCCAAGAGTCAAATGCAGCTTGAGATGATTGTGCAATCGTTTGTATTTCTGTTATCCTTGCGTTTAATTCTGCCATCGTATTAATGGCTTGACGTGTCTTTTGCATCAGCATGAACATTGCACGTCGTACTACAAGTACCATGATAACACGTTCTAGAGATTTCCAAGATATAATCTGATCTTTGATATTCTTCTTCGCGGCAATAGCTTGCCTAGCTTGTGCAAGTTGTTGTTGCTCTGTCATTTTCTTAGTAGAAGATATGATACGTTCATGCCTAGCTATTTCTGAACGTAATTCACGCTCATTCAATTTACTATATGCAGCAGATTGTTTCGCCTTTAACATCAACTCTTCATTTAGGGCATTCTTTGCAGCATTTAATTTTTGTTCATTAGTTCTATTTGAGTCATTAATCTGATGCAGTAGGCCCTTCATACGTATTTGACGTTCATGCTCTACTCGTCTATTCGTTTCAGCATCTGCTTTGGCTATTTGTTTTTGGACTAATGCATCTTCTTTATCTATCATATCCTGAATTATTGCAAGTTGCCTAACAGACCCACCTTTCTTTATAGCTAATATCTTATTCATGATCTCTTGAGCTTTTTTAGGATCACCATAATTCTTGAAATCATCTTCTTCTAATTTTGCACTGAAATCTGCTTTAGCACTTCTAGCTTCAGAACCAGTTAATTTACCTGATGCAGCTTCAAGTTCTTTTTCTATTTCTCTATTTCGTGCTTCAACTTGACGTCTAAGTTCACTTGTCATTCGCGTCTGTATCCTAGTGAAAATATCAAGTTTAGCATTATTGACTGCCTTCTCACGAGCCAGTTCTTCCTGTAGTATACGTTCTTTTTCAGCTACTCGTTTATTATTCAAGTTAATAAGTTCATCTAATAGTCTATTGGCATCTGCTATAGTTTCAGCACTAGCAGATTTCTGTATTGCATTTATAGCATCAGCTAATCGTTTTGCTTCTGCTTTCCTCAATTCAGTAAGTTTCGTAGCTTCAGCAGAAAGAGAACCACTAGCAGAATTAGCTTCTCCAGCAGTTAATTTAGCTGTCCCAGCGTAACGTTTCTCTTTCTCTAATGCTGCTTGTTTATTTAGTTCTCTACGTAATACTCCTGTCGCTCTCTCAGCTAATTGTGTAAAAATAGCTAATTTACGGTCTTGTGCTACTTTAGATTCTTGTGCTAATCTCTCTTCGAGTGCTCTTGCTTCTGTGACACGACGTTCATTAATAGTCTTAAGTTTATTTAATAGTGCATTAGCATCTGCAATAGTTTCAGCACTAGCTGATTCTCTAATCGCTTTTATAGCTGCAGCTAATTGCTGTTCTTCTGATTTCTTCAGTTCATTTAACTTAGATGCACTTGCTCTTAGATCACCTTGAGCACTACTAGCTTCATCACCAGTTAATTTTTCAGCACCATCATAACGTTGTTGTTTCTCAATTGCAGCTTGTGCATCTAATTGCTTTCTTAATTCACTAGTCTTACGTGTTTCTACCTGTATAAAAATATCTAATTTACGCTTCTGTGCTTGTTTCTCCCAAGCCATAGCAGCTTCAAAGATTCTTCGCTGCTCAGCATGCACTCTTTCAGAATGTGCTTTTTGACTTGCTAAATCCTCAGCGAGTAACACTTTCTTAGATGATAATGCAGCAGTATTTATTTCTTTTGAAAGTGCTAATTCAGCAATGGCTACAGACCTAGCTGATTCTAGAATCTTATACTGTTCTACATGCACACCTTCAGAGTACGCTTTTTGATTCGTTAATTGTGAATCTAATGATATTCGAGCTGCAACTTCTTTAGCAGTATTTATTTCTTTGGATAATGCTAGTCCAGCTTTATATTCTGACTTAATTTTATCGAATGTTGCTTGCTGATCAATATGTGTTTTCTCAGAATGTGCTTTTTGATTTGCTAAATCTTCAGCGAGTAACGCTTTCTTACTTTCAAATCCAGAAGCTTCAATCTCTTTGATGGCTGATATTCTACCAAGAGTTATAGCCTTTAATTTTTCATTGTAGTTTATAGCATCTTGTAATTGTTTCTCTGTCGAACCTGGTTGAACACCATCAATAAGTTTTTGAGATTGAAGTTCTTCTTTAGAGCCACGTCCATCTTTATTAAGTCTACTACTCATAGCACTAAGAGATGATTCAAGAGATGACTTCGCTAATTCTGCTTGACTTTTACTTAATATACTTATCTGTGAAGTCGCTGTTTTAGCGGCTTTACCCATGTCTAAAAAACCAGTTTTCAGTTTTTTATATTTCTGTGTTAATATTTCACCTTGTGAACCTACACTCTTGAGTGTAAAGCTGAATATATCACCCTTCTTAGCAGAAGCAACCAGAGACTTAGCAACTTCAACTTGCTCTTTTGCCATCGCCTTAAGAGATTTGCTAACATCTGCTAAAGGTGTTATCATACCTTCAACATCAACAGACATTTTCATTACATTATCAACACTCATATTATATCCACCTTTTTAACATATAAGAATTTTGCACTTTTCTTAAAATTATACATCTCCGCAAATACCTCTGGTCCACGTCGCATAATATATTTATTGGCAGCTATAGCACCTAGATTTAATGCTTGCCATGGACCAGTATCTTCTAATTTAAAATATTTCAACATGGATGTAGAAGCTTTACGTAAAGTTAAGCTATCAAAATATTCTAGTCCAGTACTAATATGTAATGAATATCGTGTCCTATTCTGTACAATTGGATCATCTGAACCACCCGATAATTTCGTACTACTCATACCCTCTTGCCGTCTACTAGACAAACTACCTAATGTAGGGTGTCTACCTAAAAAAGTTCTCGCTTCTTGTGTTGATGCTATATGCCATCCAACATGTAACATCTTAGCTAAAGGAGCTAAGGACATCTTAGCTCTACTAGTTGATTGTGGAATCAATGGGCCTGCTGTACGTAGATACTCGCGTGCTGCTTCACGCAACAAGCGCCTTGCTGCCTCTTTAACGGAGGCAGACAAGGCTTCTACATCTAAATGAAGTTCTTTAACGCTGATCCTGAATCGCATTCTTCAAGTTCCCTTATCCTATTGTACGCAATTATTAGATTCTTAATCCATGGACCATTATCATCCCAATCTTGTTTTACATCTGGAGGTCTTATACCTATTCTTTCGCAAGCTGACCAGATGGCGTAGATTTCTCTACGGCCTCTTGGGAGTTTTCTAGTTCCGATTGTTCCTGCCGAATAGCTAAAAAACGTTTCTCTGCTTCCTCGATAGCTTTCTCAGATAAGCAGTTAGCTTTCAGGACACCATCAACTATACGATTAATTTCCATGTCATTGAAGAAAGAGTCTTTGAGTTCCTCTTTATAGAGTTCCCAAGTACTGGGCGAATCCATATTGACCTTGGTCCACTCTAGACCTGGTGTGACTGATAATGATTCTAGAATCATCCAGTCAAGTCTCTGACCAGCCCAGGTCATACGTTCTTTCTTATACTCAGGATCATCGAGATATTCTTCCGATGCTTGTCCCGGCCGTTGAATGAACTTGGGCTTCGGTTCAGGACATAACTTCTCAAAGTCATCGAAGTCATTTACAGCTTGTGCTTTGAACACAATAAAGTCGGTCCCACGCGGCAGGATAATCTCGACAGTATTAGGTTCAGTGAATGTTTTACCAAAAATCTTCATTGTTCGTCTCCATTATATGATTAAATAGGAGCCACCAACAAGGTGGCTCCTTGAGTTGATACTACTTATGCTCCTTGAGATGAACGTGTAATAGTCGGTGCTATGACATTACATTTACCAGAGAAACTAATTTTCCCGCCCTTAGGATCAAAGCTGATACTTTCCACACGGAAAGTTGGGAAGATAATAGTTTCAATATCACCACATGAACTTGGAGTGGGTGTATGAACAAACTCTAAGTCACAAGCGTATGAGTTACATGCCTCATCATCTGTAGACTCGCACCCACCGTCACCACCTTCACCACCATTTTTATTATTGGTGATGAGTTCATATACCGTAGTGTCACCTGCAATGCTAACAATATAATCATACATAGCATCAAATGATACTTCCAGTGGTACTTCATCTCCGGCTCTTACAGAATCAAGTACACCAGCATCAAGAATATACTCTTGATTATACTTCTCTGACCACTGTAATGTACCTTCACCAATTTTTACGGTGGCTGATAATGGTGTATCAGTACCATCTTTAATCGTGAGTACTGCTTTCTTCATATCAATGACTGCACCAGTAATCACACTGGCTTTCATCAGTAAATTCATTTTCATTTTAATACTCCTAGTTAAATGTACATTTCGTATTGTGCTTCAACAGTTGCTTGAAGCAATTTAACAGACATGTCTACTTGACCAAAGTTTGTTGTTTCCACACGTTCAGAACCCCTGGCGTCCTGTACAAGTCTTAAACAACCTACAAAAGAATCATCATCTTCTGCTTCCGGTCCATATTTATACACAGTTATACCATTAAAACAGGCTGTATTCATTGCACCTATTAAATCAATGTGTCTATACATATTAGTTTCACGCATAATACACTGTATAAGACAGTGAACTTCAATAGAGACCTTAAAAACATTATTGCATATCTCATTTATTTTAGGTCCATTGAGATGTAATGCAATAGTGTCACGGTCAGTTGAATTAACATCATATTCCGTACCACCTAAATGGAATGTCACACTTTCTAAGTCTATATAAGATTTAAAATGTTTTATGACAGATGCATATAACCATCTTGTAAGTCTCTTATTCATTTGTTACCCCAAAATAAAGGTGGTAATAATTGTGCGAAGCCGAGTGCCCAATATATAGGACTAAATGTTGCCACTGTGGGCTTAATAATCGCTTCAACATTTTGTAGTCCACGTAATTTTACAAGATGTGCGACATCACCAACAACAGTAGTAACATCATGGACTTCATACATCTTGTTATTAATCTGAAATTTATCATCTTGCTTGATTACAAAATCAATTGGTAAGTCCTTTGAGTCAATAATAACGACTGTATCAAACATGTTATAGAAGCCACCTGATGTAGCTTGTGCTAAAACAGCACGTGCGAAATCACGGAAAGACTTAGCAGGCAACATGACCATATTCTTAATGACAATATAGTCTTTTGTCGTACTTATAGTACCTTCAGTAAAATCGGTATCTCTAGTAGCTTCACGTATATGGTAACCATGAACACGCTTATTAGTCTTTTTTAACCGATATATTATTTGACGCATTCGATGAACTTGCATAATTTCTCTCGATTCTTTCTAATAATTCGAGCACTTTTGCTATCACAATATTGTTTGTAGCTAATACTTTTGTTGACTCTATGGCAATTGCTTCTAGACGTTCTTTCTGGAACTGCTCCAATTTTTCGATACGTATCGACATACTCGATTCACGTTTCCAATCACGCCAGATAAAAAATACTACAAGACCTAGAGGTACACCAAACTGTTGTAGAAACAATGTAAATGCACTCGGTAACATGGTATCACTCCTCAAGATATGGGTGGGATTAGGTAATCAATTCCTAATCCCACCCCAGTAGTATTAGCTATAGATAACACAACCAAGTTTCTCATTGAGAACCTTGATACCGCAGAGCAAGTCTACAGTCACCAAGTGACCCTGAGATTCACCATTATAAGTAATAGTGACACGCATTGCCAAGTCATTGTACTTAGCGACATAACTCAATGCTCCAGCACCCTTTGCAGGTGTTGCCAACGGACGAGTTACCAACGCGATAGCGTTCTTATGGAACGCCAGTGAATAGTCACCGGCAGGTCCGATACCAATCCAGTCATCATCAGCAAGAGCTTCTGTGAGCGGAATATCCAATACCATTGCAGTTGCAGATACTTCAGCAACCAAGCCATAGATATTTGCACCATCAGAAATCATCTGACCGAGAACAGGTGTAGGTGTCGCAGTTCCATCGCCTTTATTGAACTCAACAGCATGGATAGAATTAGCAAGCAATTCAGTAGCTGCATCAGCATTGTTGACAGCCGCAGGCTGGATGATATTGATAACTGCATTATCTACAACAGCATTACGAAGACCAGGTAAGATGCTGATACTAGTGGTCGTGGCTGCTGTGATCCGCTGAGGTGTAGCATCACCAACAATTGTACACCATGCACCGACCTGTGGAGCTGCAGTCAATGCACCACTATCAGCACCACTAATGGTCAATACCTGAGCCAAACCAGTATCACTAGGGCCATAACCAGTAGCACTATCAATGATTGCATCATTCTCATCAGCACCAACAACAGATGCTGCAGCTACACTCGGCACATTCTGAGCCATATATGTATCAAAGCCGAATACCATACCAACTTCGCCACGACGCATAGCTTCACCACCATCACCACGCTTCTCAGCGTGTACGAAGTCATCAATCTTCAGCAATGAGCCTTTGGCCTTCGGGCTAAGGATGAGCTTACGATCTTCGACCGGTACCTTGTTACTATCCATCAGGACTTCAGCATCAACGATAGTTGCACGTGATGGCGTAGTCAACAACTGACCAACAGCATTAGCCTGGAACCGATATACCTGTGCCAGAACGATTTCATCCATACCACGTGCGATAGCACGGCAAGCCGGAACGAGGTATTCGTCACGCAAGGTCTTGAATGATTTACTTTCTTCACCATCTTTGATGGTAAACGAAACGTGCAAGTGCTGATTCAAGACGACCTGAACAGGTGTGGTCTTCGCTGCCTGCTTGGTTACATTATCATTATCAGTCTTACGTTTCATGACAAATTCCTGCGGAATCCACGCAGTAACTGTCTCACCATGACGGGCAACCATATCTTCATAATCACGGTATACCATCTGTGCCGCAATCATGTTCTCTTCAAGGACGAGCAAGGACTCCTGTGCCCACTGTTCAATGATGAATGTCTCATTCTCATTGCCAGTGACATCAAAAGTCATTACACTCGATTTTAAAATCATATTCGTTTTCATTTGATACTCCTATTAAATTTAATTAAATATTCTCAACTTTACCTTTTTCACGTGCTTCACGATAGGCTTTAGGATTCGTAGCAAGTTTCCTCACGTTTATTGTAGGATTACCACCAGCTTTGCGGAAGTTACCACTACCAAGGCCGCCAACACCATCACCTTTGAACAAATTGAAATGGCGTTCTGATTCACTCATCATTTTCACAGCTTCAGCAACAGTCAGGTCTAATTTCTTAGGTCCGCCTTCTGCTTCATGGTCTGTATAATCTACACGTGATTCATACTTACCAGTTCCTTTGCCTTCATCATTTTTCACCTCGACTAATCGAGTATTTGGTCGGAGTATATCTACGATATGCTCAGGGTTAATCGCATCGCTTCCGACAGCAGAGTCCATGAGACTCCTGTTGACCGTTTCGGTCTCATATAAATCTTTGTAATAATTCTTTTGTCTACGTTCTGTTTCTAATTCTTCATTAAATTTCTTCTCAGCTTTCTTCTTGTCCTGTGCCGTCAACTCCTCTTTAGTCAGAAGTGAGCGGTTGAGTTCAGAAATCTTAGTTTCCATTTCCTCTTTCTCAGCAGTTGTGAGTGAGGTCTTGGAGCGTAGTGCTTCGATCTCTTCATTCAATGTACGTACTGTTTTCTGTTGTGCAGCTAAGCGTTCTTGGATTTTAGAATCCATATCAGCTTGAGAGAATTTCTTCTCTGCGGCTTTCGCTGCTGCAGCTGCTTCTTCAGCTGCCCTGGCATCTTCTGCGGCTTTCGCGGCAGCAGCTGCTGCAGCGGCATCTGCTGCTTCATCGAATGTCATCATACTTGATTTCATAATCATACTTAGTTTCTTGTGCATCATAATACTCCTATGAGACCCTACTGATGTCAATGGCCCGAGTGTCTCGCAGATAGGGGCGTAACATTTGCCATGCCTTAATAGAAGGCACTCCTGCGACTATATGCTCAGGGCTAATTTGTGCGTCGTAGGTTGAACGCACATTAGCGTATCCACTATTTATTAAATTAAGGGACTCAGCCTCGATGGCTGGGTCTTTACCTTCAAGTAATGCATTTGATATTTCATAACATGCATAGATTATATTGTCTGGTATCGTCGCTACACTACGAGGGAAAGCTTTCTCTTGTGACGGCACATATTTACTACCAGCATAATTGAAACGGTCAATAATTTGTGTCGACATCACAAGTGCCTTGCCTTTACGCATAATTGCAGCTTCAAGCCATCCGTCACAATCTAAGATATTACCGAAATACTCATCGCCACCATCTATTGTGCCATAGTAAGGCATAGTGATAGCTGATGGTACTTCGACAGCAGTATTAGCATGTGTCGATGTTGAGACTAAATTATCAAGTTCATTATACCATTCTATACTGAAAACATCTTCAGCTATAGTCGGAAACTCAAATATATATTGATTGATTCCATTATCATCTGTATCGAAGTCGTAAAGACCTTCTGCATCTCTAGCTTGATCAAATGTTTCAAACACTAATGTGCCCGCAACTAAAACGAAGCCGCCACTATTATAGATTGTAGCTGTTACTGTATGCCCACTATCATATGTGATAAAAGTAATCATATCATCTCCTATACTACGCCAACATGTTTACCTACTGGAACATTAGTTGCCGTGATTATCGAACCATCAATAGCTTTAAGTTGTTTCCTACCATATTCGGTTTCTGTGTCCCCGATCTTATGGTATACAAGTTCCCAAGCATCACCACCAGTATCAGTGTCTATGTACCAGTCACAATGTACCTGATTAAATACATCAGCTTGAAGTAAATCAGTTCCTTCGATTAGAGAATCATATACTTGTGTAGGTAAAACCATATATTCTTGCCAAACAGGAAGCTGATCAGTTATAGCGACTTTTAATGTCAATCGTCCAATTAAATCTGTAGCATTTTCTGGTAAAAGAACCGTGTAGTAACCATCCCAACCAATAATTACTTCTGCCGCAGGTATACCATCGCTAGCTCCTTGAAGCTGATTGTGCTTTATCACTCGCACAGCAGCATATGCTATAACACCAGTGTATGGGGTATATCCATCTGCTTTAGAGACAAATGGCCCTATGGTAACTGTTGTTTCTGTATCTTTTCTTAGATATAACATTATGTTCTCCTCATTCGGGATAAATTCATTTGATTTATTGCACCAACAGGTGCTTCCGATTCAATTTCTAAATACATTTGTGTTACTTTTACACTATTTACTGCCCAAGAATATGGTGTAGAACCATAAAATTCTATATCCGTGATTCCATTTACCACTTCTGATGTCCAAGTACTAAAAGGTAAACCTGTAAAATCAGTATATGTTAAAGTTCTAGTTGTCCATGTTGAACCAATATATCCAGATACTTGTTTTGATATTGTCCATGGAATAGTTTGATAAACTCCAGATATTTTTCCAGTTACCTCTACTATTTTTACAAAAGCTGAACATCGAAAAACCCATTTTACAGATGTTATAGAATGTGAAGATGGCACTGCTAAAGACGACACACTTAATTTAGCTCTTATTAACTGACCTCCGTCAACATTATTATAGATATAAGTTGCCAAATCATCTGGAGCATCATATGGGTCCTTCACCATATTAGACAATGAATTACATGCGCCATAATTCCAGCTAAAATCAACATTTATTAAATCGCTAATAGGATAGCTTCTATGAATAGTCATTTTGGCTCCACCTTATTTAAAATTTGCATAAAGGCTTCCTTATCATAGCCCGGCCCCATATCCTCATATATATCAAACGTTGGCTCAGCAATCTTTTCAAAACGAAGTCCACAATTATAAGGCATATGTCCATCAAATTGCTGATAAGCAAAGAAGTCTAACCATCGCCATACTTGACCATTTTCTTTAACACGATTATCAACACAAGCAGTATAACACCCATGTTTACGTCCTACACAGCCATCACACTTACCAGTCATTTTATAACAACGCTGAAGCTCGTCCATTTGAGCCTGCATCTTCTTTTGGCTCCAATCGACAAATGAGTCATAGCCACCAGCTTTAAGAATTGCTAAACACTTCTTACGCTCAGCGGTTATACTCTTTTCACGGTTAATGCCTTCGGACTCAGCACGAACAGCTACATAAGCTTCTATCGCATTTTTAATTGTATCAGCCATTATTTAGCCTCACCTCTAGTTTGTTTGTTATTGATTTCCAAATCACTACTCTTCTCAAGTTCAGCTTCTGCTTTCGGATCAGGACTACCATCAGGGTTGCCACGTGCTGCTTCATTAGTATAAGTCTCACTTGACTGAGCTAGAGCTATCATCTTCGCACGTTCTTGTTTATCTTCTTGTGCTACCTTATACTCATCAGGTGGATAACCGAGAAGCTCACTTGCCATTTGGTCTCCGACCAAACCTTCCTCATGGTCCTCACGTATACGCTTGGGGTCAGTATCAATGATGATAGCTGAATCAATCTCAGCGTGTATCTTTTTAAGTGTATCAGGACCGATCTTATGACCTACAAGTGTCGTAACAATATCCTTCGCGATTGTACGCTGGTATGTGACGCTAGGTATCTTGACCATCTCCTCTCTAAGTTCCTTTGCTTCAGCCCTTCGGTCATCGTCGGTCCGCAACGAATAATTCTTCGGGTACGAGATGATTCCATAATCAGTACTCCCATCATACATTGCCCATATTTCAGCTATTTCACGCTCACCGCGTGCTAGCTCTAGTCCGATATAACTTAACCCAGCTTCTAAGCCTTTATTATCTTGTTCTTTGCTGTCAGCAGCCTGAACCTTAGGTTCTAGATTTTGTAGGCTTAGATTAATGAGCTGTCGGACTTCACGTTTAATCTGTTCCTGCTTATTCATAGATGCAACAAGCGGGTCACTACTTGGGTGGATGAACTTAGGTCTATCAAGTCCCTTTGCATACGCTCTACCCTTCGTGGCACCTACTTCTATTTCCTTCGTCTTAGCTGCTGGTTCAGTAGACTCTGAGTCACCACCATCTTGCATAAGTGCTAATGCACCAGCGGCAGCAGCATGGAACTGTTCTGTATAGAACGGGAAATTAGACTTAATAGCATAGTTCATGTCGCTACTAGCTAAGTTGAGTAAAGCAATTTGATGATTCGCTACATCAGTCAATAATGATTGGCTAATCTCAAAGATGACTATCGGGATAAGAGGTAACTCTAGTGGTTCGATGGACTCTTTCAGTTCACCATCTTTATCATATGCTGTTATATCTACACCAGTTTCAGTCCGTAAGAAATGACGGTACTCTTCTTCTGATCCTATAATCAATTGTGTAATTGGGTCCTCTACTTCAACATTCGCTTTTACGAGTGCACTAGATAGTCTACCATCTATACCATAAGACCAAGATAATATTTCCTCGGCCCTATACTCATACATATATGGTACTACATTAGCTGTGTCCGCTCTTGTTATCGCACCTTCCATATCTGGTTTGTCAATAAACACAGCTACTTTTTTCATCGTAAGTAATTCAGGTAATACAATATTACCAATATAATCATCCATCGTACGAGACTCACGGTCAACACCACCATTAGCACCAGTGATAGCTATCTGATATGCTGGGCTACCGCCCTCACGTGTTATATCATTCATGCGTTGGTAAATCGCATTTTTGATATCTACTATAGCACTCTTAGCATACGCTGGAATATAGGTTATCGTTTTCCTATCTTCAAAATCACCAGTAGTTTCACGTTCACTGAAGCTAATCAAATATTCTTCAATATAATTATCACCACCATCATAAGTGAGCCTGTATTTCTCCCATGCATCTATCATACTCTCATATGATGGGTGCTTAATGTCTATGATTTTTAGTTCTTTATCAGCCATTTTATGTTCCAAGGACTCGGTCCTAGTTCCTTGTTCCTTTCTTATTATTTAAGTTATGTCTCTATTCTCATCGAGAGATATGGCAAAATATAAAGCCAGCTCGGAATAATTCCGTGCATGCGCATAATGGTCAGGGTCATTTTCACCTTTAACATATTTACCTACTTCATTTCCATCTGCATCTTTAATGTATGCTCTTACTAAGGCCTTAATATGGTCACGCCATTCTTTTGTTACATCTATTGGAAGACTCATATTACCATGTATGATTCTGCCAAGAGCAAGGTCAAGCCAACTTGTTCTATCAACATGAACTAGGTACTCTGAGTCATCTTTAGCATCACGGATCGTTTTACCTGTGATACCACGAGTATACTTAATGAGCTTCACCATACCATCGTAACGTTGAGCGAACTGCAGGGCTAGTCGTCGTTCAGGCTCAGAGTCAACACATGCATATCTGATTCTGTAATCTTTTAGGAATTGTCCAAGTTCCTCGAAACTTTTGACCTTACCTTCTCTTATCAATTGACAATGAGCTAAGCTATTAATATCTGTACCTAATGATGATGCATCCTTACTCAATGTCCATTTATCTATCTCAAAATGGATAAATTTCTGACCAACATCAGCACCAAGTGTATATAAGCCCGGAAGCATTGGCTTAGATATTATATCTAAATTCCTACGGTACCCACCTTTAGCTTTCTCGATATGTTCATCAAGTACCCTAGATCCATCGACCTCATGTGTTATACCCCACTTAGAGTTGTAGAGTTCCTGTTCTGCATATGGATCAGTTGTTGCTTTGATAGTTGATTCTGCAATCTTCCAAGGCGGTAGGACGTGTGAGTATGCTTGAGGGATATGATAACCCTCGATTATACGTCCCTTGTACTTCGGTATCCATTGACAATTATCTAAGTTAATAAAATTAGGCTTCTCCTCATGAGGAAGCTTCGTCTTACATTCTTTACATTGTAGATAACTATCACGCAAGCGTGGGTCATGTATAGACTCCGCTGTTATAATGAGACATTCTTTAGTGAACTCAGTCATCCGCGAACAATGTGGACACTTGAAGAAGTAATGCTTCTGACTACTATTCTTGAAGTAAGCATTTATCCCTATATTCTCAAATCGTGGAGTAGATAACATGAACGCTTGTCTTGTGAACTGGCCACTCATACGCTCGAAAGCTAACTCAACGTTAGCAAGGTTCATTTCCTCTACTTCATCAAAGATCATGAAACCAGCAGGTAAACTTTTCATCTGTCCACGGGAACGGGAGCCACGCACATAGAGACAAGCATGACCTGCTCGCTTTAGGCCCGTGTTCCTTGTATCAGAGAAAATTTCATCCAGATGTTTGGACAGGTCCAAAGCAGGATCGAAACGTCCATTACTAAAATCAGTAGCATCAGGATGAGTAGCAGGAAGCACATACACTACATTCATCTTGTCGATGTCTATCTTCTTAAAAGCCTTATTCATTGCGCATTCAGTATAACCCATCTGAGCGGCCTTCTGGCCGATCATAAGTTCTGTTTCGCAATCTGACATTTCAAAGAGCCACGGATGATGGTCAAATGTCCAATCTCCTGGGAAGGGTGGACCCATCTTCCGATACATCATTGACCAAGAAGACGTCTTATCGATTGTCGTTCTCTTGAGTCCAGCGGCTATAGCTTTCTGTAATAATGTTTCAAGTATATGCATAAATAGTCTCAGTCAATCAATAGGTTATGCCCCGAAGGGCGGGTCGCCGCTTACCCGCCCCGCTCGGAGAACATAGACGCACTATTTTGATCAAGGATTACGTGCCATGTTCCTTGTCCTTGTCCTTGTCATCAGAGAGGGACGCTATCATTTGGTTCGCTATATTGTCAATAATCTCAGGGTTATCAATTTCTTGCTGCAATATGCCTATAACCTTTTGAGCGAAGGACAGGAGCTGGGTTTTGGAGAGATAGTTACCGAGCTTGTCTTCTAGTTTGCTCGCGGAGCATACTACCTTCTCAATCTTCATGACAAGTTCGCTGACCTGCTGAGATTGTAAAATCAATTCTAGGTTATCACGACAGGAGTTCAAGCGTTCCTCTAATAACATACGCAAGATACCTAGTTCATTCTGGAGTCCCTTCGATTCATTGTGTCCTTTCATCCGTTGTATACGTGCATTATATTGCGTGAGACGATAAAGATTCGCATCCTCTTTAGCGTTCTTCTCTAATTGCTTATTACCACCATGACACATACAGTATGTTCCATTTTCCACTGCAACGAAGGAACATTGTTCCGTGCCGCCCTTGACTAGAGCTTGGCACCTGTTAGGGTCAGTTGGGTTATCAACTCTTCTTATATCTGCCATTGTCTATACTTTCTGATTATACTTTCTGATTATACTTTCTGATTATGTAATCTGTTGGATACCATGAACACGCTTTCTTGCCAAGATTAAACATACATAGATGTCTACACCTATTATAGCATAAATAAGTATGTATTGTAAGAAAAAAAATAAAAATTTTTAATCCTGACAAGAAAGCGTGTGCATGTTGTATGATTCTATAATCAATTGATTAGACCCACCACCCCATAGGTGCTAGGTACCTTGAA